GTACTATAATCTACATCGTAAACCCATTGGTTAGGCCTTTCACCCTGAACATTATTAATTGTAGCATTATAATCATTTATATTCCAATTTCCTATATTATTTAAATATGGATTTAAATTAACAGGTAAAGCTGAACTTGAATAGTAGATTACAGGATAAGTAAAGTCAGCCGTAGTAAGTCTAGTTTGAGCAGGATTAAACTCAACCTGCCAAATATTATTTCCTATTGGATTAATTCCAACTATATTTCTAGTAATTGTTAGTGTTGTTGGCATATTATGAAGGTGAAAAGGATTCGTATACTATTGTAAATGTCATTGAATCCCCAGCTTCTAAATTTTGTAAAGCTTGGAGGATACTAACTCCATTAGCATCTGTTTCATTAATATACATATACTTTAAACCAGCGGGTCCATCAAAAGTATTAGTATAAGCAGCTGCTTGCCAAAAGAATTGACCTACCCCTGGGTTGGTGTTAAGTGACCCTGTAGAATAATAAAAAAGAGGAGTAGTATCAACTACTTTTACACTATTAGCTGAGTTTAATTCACCATCAGAAACAACGTAATTTGAACCACTATATTCTCCTGTGTAAAATTCTTCAGCAGATGATTGGGTAAATAATGCTAAACCATAAGGAGTAACATTATAACCACTCCAAGTTTGAGTTACAATAGAATTATCTAATTCTGTAACTTCTAAAATTGCATCTGAGCCCGTTGTTCCTGTAATTGAAAGAGTTGGGAAAGAAGAATAATTTTTTCCTGGGTAGTTTATTTCAACAGCCCCAATAACTCCTCCACTAATTTCTGTAATAGCATTATTAGGTACTTCAAGATACAAATCAGTAGAAGAAGATATAACAGCAGAAGGGAAAGTTATAAGATCATAAGCAGTGTAAGGAGAAAAACTATTTCTAAGTGATACAAATGTAATTGTACCTCCAGAAGCACTTACGAAGAAATCTGTTGTTACCCCATTAATTACTCCACCGATTATAAAAGGACCTCCTGATAAAGTAGAATCTGTTACATTTTGGGTAATATATTGAGTTATATCAGTATTAAATTTAAGAGTTCCTTGGTAGTATATAATGGGTGTTAAAACAGCGCCTTCACCTCCACCACCACCACTTATTGTTATAGGGTATAAACTTGCGCTTCCAGTGTAACCAAAACCACCATCAAGTATTTCTACTTTAGTAATACCTCCATTTGCTAAAGAAGGAGTTGAACCTCCAGGCCCACCCTCTATAAAAGCAGTATCAATAGAACCTGTGTAATCGTGTAAAGACGATGTAACAAGAGGTTGAGGGTATTTATTTCTTTCTAAAAGGGTTTGTTTTATAACTACCCCAGCTGCTAAACTACTACGAGCAGGTGTAAAATCTTTGATCATTTTGAACAACGAATTGTCAAAATATTTAATCAAGTTGATGTACTCAAAAATATTATAATTATGAGTATATTTTTCAAAATAAGCATTTCGAAGTACATCTAAATCAGGGTAGGTATCTAGTCTATTAAATCTTTGTCTTGGATCACCTATATAATCTCCCATATTAAAGAAACCAAGAGACGCGTTAATATCGTCATTAATTTCATTTTGAGGAGAATAGGCTACTTCTGTGTATATAGAGTTTTCTGTATATAGACTACTTGTATTTTGTTGTTGAACTGAAATATATTGTGAAAGAGTATCTCCTGAAGGGAGATTCATATCAACAATTTGTATTTTATTATCAATTCTATTTCTAATTCCGGCAGCAGGTTGTCTTAAGAAAACATATTCTGTGTTGCTAGAGTAGGTACCTGCATCTGTAAAATCAAATGTACTTCCAGTAGCAAATGAACTTGTAGCAGTCCAAGAACCTGTAATTTGAGGGTGAATAGAGACTGAACCAGTATAAAGTTCCCCACCTAAAGCTGCTCTGAATGCTAATTGACTTGCTCCTCCGTTTACACTATTTCCTTCAATAGATTGAGGATTCATTGCATAATTAAAGAAGGAATCTTGATTAAGAGCTACAGTATAATACCTAATTTCTTGATATGATCCTGAGAATAGGTTTGATGATCCTGGGAAATAAGAAATAGTGCCTGTATCCCATTCTTGTCCTCCTGAAAGAGAGACTAAAGAGCTAGAAGCATTAAATCCAATTGATGAACCATCATCTCCATCGTAAATGTTATTAGCTGCGTAGAGATTAAAAGTGTCTGTTCCATCAAATGTTGTAGCTATTGACCACCAACCACCATTAAAGAATGGTAATGCAAGACTTGCAGTATCACCTCCAGCATTTAATCTAAGTTCAGCGTATTGATTATAAGGATCTGGGATTGAACCATCATATGATCCACTAGTATAACCTGAACCTGTGTAATATAGAGTTAAATCAAAGTCTGTGTCAAGAGACCATAAACTTTGAGTAGGATTAGCAATTGCTGAAGCTAGATTAGGGGCTTGGAATCTAAATTCTAATGTCTTTGGCCTATCATTTGAGGCATTCCAATCCGTGTTTAAAGTCCATAAAGTTTCTAATGCCCCAGTATTCCACTTGTAATTGTATTTGTGATGCCAAAGATCCCAATCGTTTGTTTGAATTTTATCTTTTCCACCAAATTCATTAATCCATAAAAGAGTGTCAGGAACACCATAAGTTGTAATAAGATTTTGTATACCTGTTTTAGTACCTTTTTTCTTTAAAAGATAAGGTAAGTTGTGGTATAATCTTTTATAGAAAGATTTTTGTATATCTTCTAAAGGAACAACCTCACTTGATGCTGAAATTTTTGTATCAATATATTCATAGCCTGAGGGTACAGGATAAGAACCCGTAATATATGGGAATGGGAATTGATTGCCTTCTGGGGTTAAACCTAAAAATGCTAAATAAAGATCTGCAGATGAAAAATTACTTTGGTAAATTTTTATACCAAGATCCCTTAAAATATCTGCAACTAGATCTTTAGAAACTCCATATTGTAAGCGATTATCAGCATTCCATTTTTGTGTTACATCTTGATAGTAGATCCAAATGTTGTCGAACATTTCACCCAACATTTCGATAAACAGTTCAAATTCCGCATTATCAGAATCTTCTCTTAAGTAACCTGGAATAGCATTGATTAATGCATTGTTATTAGCTTCATCAAAAGTTAAAGCAACAGCTGATTGGCTTTCAAACCAATTATATCCGACTCCTGGGTTGGTTGTAGGAGCATTTATATATGGTGTTTGTGAATTAAGTTTAGGCCAAGAAGTTGAACCAGAGTTATAATAAAGATGATAATCATAACCATCAAAAGTAGTTATAATTTCATTGATTTTTTCGTTCCAAATATTTTGTGAAGAAGATATGTAACCTGATCCTGTTCCATCTGTTATTGATGCACTATACTGATAGGTTTCTATTAAGTTTAATTTATAATAGAAATTTTCTAAACGAGTTTGAGCAGAAGAAAAATAGATAAAATTATTAAAATCAGAATAATCGACATTAATCTCAATTCCTGTTTCTGCTAAAATACTATTAATTTGGTACTGTAAACTTCCAGAACCAATACCATAAGATTGAGAAGTTAATGACTCAAAGCTTGTGTAAGGAGTGCTAGCATTAATCTGGTCTTTGACTTGTAAATTAAAGTTTGGACCAGAAATTTGAGGAGCAACAAAAGAGTTTTGAAAGTTATTTTCAATATTAACATTAAAAGCAACGGGCTCTGCTACTTCAGTTACAATCCAACAAGTGTCTTTTATACCAAAATTTGTAGGTAATGGTTCGTAAAGTTTAATTAAAATTGTTGGATTAGTAGGATCAGAATTATCTAATTGAAAATTATTAGCAATTAAAAGATCGCCTTGACCAAAATTTAGATAAAAATCTGAATAAACTCCAACAGTATTAGTTTGTTGTAAATTAAAGGCCGCTGCAGCTGATACTAAAGTAAGTTCTGGGATACTTGTAGTGTCTAATCTTATTTCTGTTCTATTTGAAGATACTTGTGAAATGTAAAACAGACTGTTTACACTACTTGCAACTTCATTTTTAAGAAAATAATAGACAATATTATAATCTCCTTCATCAACTCCAGTTCCTAAAACATCATTTTCAGGATCTACATAAAGTTGTTGATCTCTTAAAGAATAACCTTGATAATTTTGTTCTAAGAAACCAACTAATGTTCCGTTTAGATCATAAACGAAAAAATTTACATAATTGGAAGAAGGATCAAATGTAGCATCTACCAAAAAGTTTGATATCAACTGATTATCTGACTTTGAATAATCTTGATATTCAAAGCTGTAAGGGTTTATAGATTGTATTGAAATACTCTTATCCATTGTTCTGGTTTCCGCTTGACAAATCTAGTATAGTTTGTTGAAGTTCCAAATTATCTTCTCTAAGTATTGTAATTTCTTCAATTAAAGCTTGTACTTCGTCACTAACAACAGTTGTATCTCCAATATATTCTTGACTAGTTTGGATTAGATATTCGTGTGAATTTGTTTCTCCAAATTTAGGGATTTCAAAAAACAACTGTTGATAATATGAAAAAAATTGATCTACAGATGGAAGTGTTGTTTCAAAAGAAGAAGAAGGTACAGTTTGTCCTAATTGACTAAATGAAGTATCAATAACCTGTTGGTATTGATTTTTGTCAAATACTTGTTTTATTAAAGTTACTTTTTGACTCATTACCCATTGATAACTTTAAAGTTGTAATCACTATCTTGTACAAAAGTTGATCCGCTAATAGCGTATTTAATTAAAATTGTATAATATCTTTCAGGTTGTAAACCATTCATATATAAGAAGAAATAGTTTGATATTTCATCAGCACTCATCTTCGTATAATTGTCATCAAATGGTATTACGTATTCATTTGTATCTAGATCTTTAACAGCATACCAAGCAGATCCAGAAGGCAGATAGTAGTTTGTTGTATAAAGAGATGCTGTTTGAAATATAATTTCTGGGTACTTCGGTCTACAATCTATTCTAAAGCGTTGAATACTTTCAGAATAGAAGAATCCTTGGTTTTCAGGAATAGAGACATAAACTGTATCTGTATTAACAACAGTTGATATTGAAGATCCTGTATTCCAAGTACTGTCATCCCATTTAAAGTTTAATACTGGAGGATAAATAGTATTAGTATCTACACTATAATATTGTAAAACAGGTTGTACTGCTTTGGCAGAATTCCATTCAATAGTATCTTCCCATTTTATAATAAATCCTTCATTTGTAAAATCAGAACCACTATACCAATGTTCAACAATATCTTTTACATTTACATTTAAGTCTTTATCACTTCTGTAGTTAAAACTTTGTGTAACAGGAAGTGTAATACCTGTTGTTGAACCCGTATACCAAGCGCCTCCACCTTTGTTGTTGCTTTGGTAAGACATAGAAATGTAGGGTTCAGTTATCCAACTAACAGTAGGCCAACTAGTACCTTGACTGTAGTTTTGATATAACCAACTTACACCATTTGTAGAAATTGGATTGTCTAAATATTGTCCAGTACCCATACCCCAAGATCCGTAAACTGGGAATACTTCGAGATAATAATCTGTATTGATGCTTTGAGCAGTTGCTATGTAAAGATTTAAATTTGCAGACCAATCACTTCCTGAAACAAGATTATTAAGTGTGTTGGTTATATCATCTTGGTTGAATTTGATAAGGAATCTTGCTACTTGAGCACTGCTACTAATTGCAAAGTTTAAATTGGTTAAATCTAAAATCTCATCTAATCCCGTATTCATTGTAGGGAATAGGGAATAGATCGTAGCGTCTTTTTCAGGAAATATCTTGTATACAGCCATCTTATAGTGGTACTACTCTACCTTGAATATCGGTATTTGGGTATTTAACTTCGAAAATCATAGGATCTAAAGACGGATACACAACATTTGAGTTTGTGGCTCCGGCTACATCGTAAGCATATTGAGAATATCCCAATGCTTCTCCATTTTTGTTAGAAATAGTAATATTTTTAACAGTTTGAACTCCTTCAATTTGATCTAAAATAACATATAGATCTCGAAGAACAATTGGTTCATTAATTTGCCATTTATCTATTGCAAAGAAATCTCTTAATGCTACAATACACTTTGTTAAAATTTCATTACTATTGTAATTAGGTAAAACTATAATATCAAAGTTTACACCAATGTTAATAATGAAAGCATCTTTAATGTTAATGCTATCGTTTACCATTCTATATTGAGATAGGTAAGTAGATAGATTTTGTTTTAAAGCTAATGAAGCATTAGTTAATTTGCTGTTATTATCGTAAGATAAAACGTATAAATCAAGGACCGATGCGGCTGCGCCAGACTGCGCGTTTTGTGCCTTTGTTGGTTCTATATACGCTTTAGAAATCATACCATATTTAGCAGGCATTGAAAGTGCTCTAACTAAATAATCATTTTGTGTTACATTTCTTAACTGGGTTGCATAGTTTGAAGATGCATTTTGGCGGATTTCTTGATCAGTATCTCCATCTCCACCTCCATTAGCAGCCGCAGCATTATTTACAGCAAAAGAACCAAATACAGCATCAGCTGTACTTGAGTTTGGTAAATTATAATTTAAGAACTGAATATTAGAGTTATATACTTGGGTTATTGTATTTTGGGGAACATTTGATACAACTCCTCCTCCTGTTAAATACCTCATTGTTATTGTAGTATTATTAGGAGCAATACCATAATTTTTAGTAAAGATAAAGTTTGTTGGAGAAAAGGCTGTTGTCAGCTTATCAACTTCAAAAGGTAAACCTAAACCAACATTATCTGTGTTTGGTAAGATTTCTTCATCAGTATCTGTATTTGTGCCTGACCCAAATTGGACTTGTAATGTAGTTTTATTTAAAAAACGAGTTGCAAATCTACGTTGTACTTGTTTTAATTGTAAAAGATAAGGAGTGTCCCCTTCATATTGTGAAAGGTTTGGATCGTTTACATTTGTATTTTTTATGGAATCAAATACAGTGTCTTGAGCCAAATAATCTACTTCGTACCATTGATTTCCATCAGTATCAAAAGCATCTAAAACTCCTATAATATTATTATTGCTTATTTCAACTGTAGAAAATTGTTGTGGATTTCCAAACGAAAATTCAATTGTATTTATTGTAGCTGAAACTGCTTTTCTTGTTTTCTTTAAAAGGAAGTATTGAGGAACACTACCAGCTGTACTATATACTGTAATTTCAGTAGGGTCACCTGACGATGAAACACTGAAGTCAACAGGATCTTCAATTAAGAATGTTACACTACCTGAAGCATTTGAGATAAATGTAGAGTTACCCGGGACAAATAAACAATAATTAAAATCGGGTTGATATCCTTCACTACCTGAAACAGCTGGTAAGGTTTGATAAAAACTTAAATCTACAGCGGCTGCTTGAGTAACATTGGGTTTATAACCAAACATATAAGCCAATTCAAACAAATTATTTGTTTGGCGAGCATACTGTAAATATGTTTCTTGGATTTGGTTATCTAAATAGAAAGATAAAATATCGCCAACATATGCAGCCATTTCCATAAACATCATACCTGGTGATGCGGGAGAGAAATCATTATATGTTGTTGGGAAGTATGTGCGAGCATAGTTTACTAAACTAGCTCTCAACTCCGTAAAGTCTCTATTTATATATTGTATATTACGTCTAATTGCCATTACTCAAATGTAATTTGTATTGTATCAGAGATATTTGTTGCCACTACACTATATTTTAATTCTATAGTGATTTGATTGGTGTCCGGATCCGAATAAATATTTAAACTACGGACTAATACATTTGGAAAGAAATCTTTTATTTGAGAAGCTATGTTTTCTTTAAGACCTTCTAAATTATTTCTAGAAATTTGTTCAAATATGAATTTTCTTAATCCAGCTCCAAAATTTGGATTTAAATATCTTTCAGGGGGGTCCGTTAAAAAGAAATTTAACAGATTGATTTTAATGGCATCTTGAGTTGTATAAGTTTGTCTAAATACTCCCGGTATATTAAAAGGAAAAGCAATACCAACCGCTGTACTCGGTTTAGTATCTAAGGGGAATATTCTTTGTGCTCCAAATGCCATTATCTACGCATCATACTCATTATTTGATCTAAACCAACATTGCCTTCAGGAAGTTTACTTCCTTCTCCCATTGTATCCACTCCAGGTTGTGCTTGGAATGTATTTAAATCTGCTGTTGTCATATTAATATTTCCACCAGAACCTCGCATACCATCTAAAATTGTTTGATAGCTTGCACGTTTTTGTTCAGCTGATATTGTTGGTGTTGAAGGGATTGGGGTTTGGATGTTTTCAGAAACAACTGCGGTTTTAGGAGCACGAACTGCTTCAAGAAGAATATCTTTTAATTCCTCTTGAATAGCCTCTCTTACCGCTTCTTTAATAAGGGTTTTGAATTCTTGCGTTTTCATAGTTATAAATATTGAATTAGTAAGCTTTTAGATTATCTCTATCAATAATTAATTTAAGTTCATTAATAAGAGTATTAGGATTGCTAGTGAAAGATAAATTGCTTTCAAGAAGTGGCACTCCTGATTGGTTTATAGCTAAAGCTTTATATCTATTGACAGTAGGTGTAAAAGGAACTGTTTCTATTTCAAAAGTAAATCCTTTATAAGTGTCAACTGCAGCTAAAGTTCTGTCATAAGCTTGTTGTATACCTAAAGTATTGTCGTTTAAGTTTGTAAGACCAGCATCTGGTCTACATAATTTTATTAGATCATCTAATTTTAAAAGGATTTGGATAACTTTAGCGATTACTTCTGTAATTAAACTAACAGCAGGGAAAAGTGCATCAATTGTAAATGAACCTGATGTTAACTTAGGTTCTAAATTTTGGATTGAAGTTTGTAAAGTATTTAAAGTTACTGTTAAAGGTCCTAAAACGTTAGCAACAGGAGCAATTGCTGCTAATCCTTGAGTTACTTGAGTAGTAGTTTTTAATATATCTTTTGTAGTTTGGAGAGTTTGAACAACCCCCTGTCCTACGTTAATACTAACTTCAATGTTATTAAATTTATCTGAGGTTTTATTTAGTTGATCTACTATATTATTTCTTGTTTGAATAATATTATCTAGGGCTTCTGGGGTAGGGCAAAATTTTTCTTTTAAGGCTGCTATACTTTCAGGAGTAGTTGCTGCTTTTTTAGCGGTTTGAAATTCTTCAATTGCATATTTGCTAATTATCCCTTGTAAAGTAGGAAGGATAAGTTTTAAAGTAGATTTGCCTAAATTTACTAATCGTTGTCCTAATTTTGATCTTCCTTTTGGTTTTAAAGAGTCAGGAGAGTTTTCGATAATAGAAGTTTTATCTATTACCTCATTGCTTATAATTTCACGCTTTTGATTTCTATCCTTAATATAAGCTATCCTTTGTTCTTCTATTTGAGATGGAGTAAGAGGAGGTTTTTTAGGAGGATCTGGGGGTATAAGTTCTTCTAAAGAATCTGCAATAATATTAATTGAAGGATCAGTAAGTCTTAAAGTCTCAAGTCGAGCATCTACTTTGGTTTGAAAATCTGATGAGCTTTGTTCTCCTTCCCAAACTAAATCATATCCTGCTAAGGTAACTTCGATAAGATAAGTATCACCAAAACTTCCATCCTGAAGGATAAGAATATTACCATTAGACAAATAAGCTGTAGTTCCAGAAGCCATTATGCTGTTTTAACGTATTGAGATTTTAAAGAGTCTAAATTACCTATAAGATTATTAATTGTAGCATTTGCAGTTGCTGCTATAGTATTTGTAGGAGCCAATGCAACACCCTCAGGAACTCCTACCTGTAGAGATAAAGCATTTGTTAAATCTGCTAATTCTAATAATAAATTTCTTAATAAAGCTACTGTTTCATCACCTAATAAAACAGGTTCAGTTGCATTTTTAGATCCTAAAAAAACTTGGTTAGATTGTAAAATAGTATTTCCAGTTGTATCAAAATTAATTGACTCCTTTGCATTCAAATTTATCGACTTTATAGACGATAACATTAAATGGTCAGTTGTAGTATTAAATAAGATTCTACCAGAATTTAAAATAGCCTGAGAGCCTGTAAATTCATAGGTACATTCAGGAGGATCAGATTGATAACTAAGATATTCGTTTTCACTAGAAATTGCAATCGGGATTTTTTGAGTACTAGTAAGATAAAGTGAAGAATTTTCATTGTTTATATCTTCTGTAATAGGGATCCATCCTTCATCGCTTTGTATTCCTTGCCCATTTCTAAAAATTGTGATGGGATCTCCATTTTCTCCAGTACTAGACCATTGATTATTTGTATTTTTTACAGTAGATCCAAATCTTATACTATTACCCCATCTTCCTTCTAAAATCTTATCACCTTCAAATGGTAAAAGTGGATGGATATCAGCTCGCTCTACAAAAGTATTCCCTAAAAATATTTCTGTTGATTGATCTGTTACTCTTCTAACATTACCTAATTCGGTTTGTAAATAATCTTTTTGTTGAGAAGGAGCTAATTCATTTGGATTATAGGGATAACCATTGTGGTGAGGATGATTCCACAAACCAACAATGTTTATGTAATAATTCGATGTTTTTGAAGAATCATCTAAATTGCTATTAGGAAGTTGTAAGATATAAACTATCTCATTAATTAAAGGAAAAAATTTACTACTAGGATCTAAAGGTTTAGCATTTAATCTTACAGGTGAAGAAGAATTGCTTACTGTGTTAGATGTGGTAAATTCAATTGTACCTAAACCATTCCATTCTCCAAATTCCTTAAATCGAGGGTGAGTATCATCTAAAACAATACTGGTAACTCTACCTGTAGTGATAAGGTTACTTATCTGGTTTTTTAACTCAGTAGTAGTATTGTTAAAAAGCCAATTGTATTTATTCTCGTTTATAGCCGAAACACCCCTATTTTTTTTCATTTTTGGTCTTGGATTTTATTTATTTCTGCTAAAAGTTGTTCTTTTTCTTCGTCAGATATACCAAGGGTTTCACCATTAACTTCGGCTTGCATTGCTCTTTGAGCTAAAGCTGCCATTTTAATTAGAAGATCATCATTTTTAACGCCAATCTCCATATATTCTTTGATTAGAGGAACAAGTAAAGTAGCATCACCTATTTCTTCGATCATAGGTTTAAGCTCATTGATAAGAGCAGATACCTGCTTATCCTTTTTCTTTTGATTCTCATATATCTCTTGTAAGAGATCTGAAAAAGTCTTATTCCCAAAAACAGTTTTATCGAATTGACTCATAATATTTTTGTATATAAATATTGAGTTAATCGAATTTTATAACACCAGTATCTAAATAATATAAGTATGCTTTCTGGAAGATAGAAGAAAGACGGTTTGCTATTTTTGTAATTTGTGGGGTTTTAGCATCGATTACCATCTCCCTTATGTAGATATATAAAGCTTTTTTGTTAAATACATCTAGATTTTCTCTTTGTTTAAAGAGTTCAAGAATTGCATCTGCTATTTTAGCATCGTTGGCTTTTGGAAAATATTCAAATAGTTTTTCTGTACAATGAGTACAAAATATATCTATAAAAGCTGACAATTTTTCAATGCCTGGGGTCTCGTCGTCTATTCTATATGAATGATTTTCATCCGAGTAAAGATCTTCAACAGGAGCTTTATCTACTTTTCTTTTATAGTTTTTAGTATTTGAGATAATTAAATATCTCTTAACAATAGTACCAAAATAAGAATATGCTTTTGCTCCCTTCTCAGGATTAAACAAATGCATCTTAGTAAGCAAGAAAGCAATAATCTCGTGTTGAAGGTCTTCAATATTATCTACTTCAGTGTGGTAGAATTTGAAGGTATGGATGATATTCTCCGTTAATTTGAAGAATGGATAATGTATACGTTCGTGATATATTTTTTCTTTGAGCTCGAAATTATCGGATCTGTTATATTCGATTATTGCGTTTTCGGTATCTTGGGTAAAATATTGAACTCCTTTAGTTTTTTTTGACTTAACTGCCATTTTTTTATTTCTCCACCTTATAATCTTTTAGAAGGTCATTTAAAAGTTTAACTCTCTCGAAAAAGAAACCTACTTCATCGTCCGACTTAAAAGATCCTTTTTCATCTATTTCTTTTACTCTTTTGTCGACAAATTGAATAACCGAGTTGACATCGCCTATATATTTTTCATATTTGACGATTAAGTCTTCTGCTTTTTCGTTTTTCCGTAAAAGGTTAAAGGTCGTAAATCCGAGGACTACGACCAAAAACCCAAGTACTAAAATTGCTGTAATCATAAATTATCTAGCATACTTTTTAATCCTTCACTTCTAACCGAACTCAACGCTTTAGCTTTAGCAGCCGCAGGTTTTGCTTTGGGCTTTTCATCTGTCTTACCCAATATAAAATTGGACTTACCAGGAAGCAAGGAATCTTTAAATTCTTTTAACCATTCTTGTTCAAACTCAATACGAGCAGCCATAAGATCAGCCTGGTGGATGATAAAAGGGAGGGCATTACGTGGTCTTTGCTCGGCCATAAAACCCATTAAATACTTTTTATTGGCTTCATCGTACAAACCATCGTGGGTCTGGATAGCTACCATTTCATTAAAAGTATAATTTACACCGTGATGCTGGAGCATAAATAAACTTCTATCAGGGACTGAAGCAAATGCTAAAGCTTTATTAAACATCCATTCTTCTCCTAATTTTTCACGTCTCCATTTATCACTTTGAGGTACATAGGCCTCATTATCCTCGTCGCCCATTTTACCTAAATCGTGGTTTAGAGCGGCAAATACAAGTTCTTCAATAGTGAAAGTAGATAGGTCGGCACCTTCTTCTTCCCACAATTTATAAACCTTTAAGGCACAACGAACTACACGATTTACGTGATCTACATAACCACCTACAAAAGCATTGTGATATTCTTTTTTATGAGCAGCAGGCATAAACATAACACGCTCTGCGTATTTCTCATAAAATTCAACTAATTTTTCTTTTCTGGGGGATTTAATATGGGCATTGATATTACCTATAAAAATTTCCCAATTAGATTGGATTTGTTCTGGTGTAAAATTCATCGATTGTTGAAATCACGTTGGACAGCATCTTTTACATCTTGTAAAATTTCTTCGGCTTCTTTAATTTGAGCTTGGAAATCTTCCCTTGTTGCCTGGCGTGTAGTTAGCATTTGTAAAGTTTTAAGTTTACCTTCTATCTTTTCAATTTTTTGTATAACGTATTGTGGTGCTTTCATAAATTAAAATTAAATTAAACATCTACCCCCGGGTTATCACCCTTCTTTCCCCCATCTCATCTCCCATCTCTCATCCCTATTCCCAAACCCCGTATCCCCAAGGTACAGAAAAAAATTTATGATGGCAAGCTAAGTTGAGGATTTTTGCAAAAGTCTTGTAGTTTTTTTAAATGAGCACATTTCTCGTACTCTTCACGTTCTTCCCAAAAATGAATGGCAAGTTTAAAACAACAGATTAGTTCTTCACTATTAAAAAATTTTAATGCTTCTCTGCATAATTCTTCTTCTAAGTTTACTTTTTCTATATAGTATTGAGCTCTATAAAAAACAACATTTTCACTTAATAAATCCAGGTCCTGGAGGGTGGGCATAAACATACCAATTTGATTCTGAAATGATTTTTCATTCAGTATCAATTTCCTAAACATCCCAACCTTAAACAAAGGAGTATTACTTAAATTTGTTTTATTATGAGATGAAAGGAGTTCTTGACCTGATTCCGAATCAAATAGATTAAATATCTTATTGATGTCCACAGATATAAATATATCACCATTCCAAACTTTCATATCTCGGATAATCTAAGAAAAGAGATGGGAATAAGCACGCTTATCCCCTTTCCCCCTGCCACTGTAGCTCCACTCTATTTTTGAGGAATAGAGAAACCTAGCATCTGACTGCGTTTATTTTCGGGGGCTCCCCTTATGATGTGTACCCGTCGGTACCATTATCAGTTACGGCCAAACCTGCGCCCAGGATTTTACTTTTTTCTCCCCCATAAATGAGCCTCAAGACGGACTCGAACCGCCGACCTACTGATTACAAATCAGTGGCTCTACCAACTGAGCTATTGAGGCTTTTAGACCCAACCACCTTACTATCTGCAGATGCGTGAGATTGAGGAGCTAATTGCATACACAATCTAGTTGGGTCCTTTGCACCCCCGGAGTGCGATTTGGTTGAGGGGAGGAAGTGTCCTGGGCTCCCACCAGCTTGGCTTTAGACTCCACTTATGAATACTCCCCCCCTCTGTCGGCTAGACTCAGTATTATTCTTCACGAGCGGAGAGAGAGGGATTCGAACCCCCGGACCTGTTACAGTCAACAGTTTTCAAGACTGCCGCATTCGACCACTCTGCCATCTCTCCGTATCTAAATATATAACATAACCCAAAAAGAATCACGCTATATAAATAAATAAAGTGCGCCTACTAGGGCTTGAACCTAGGACCTGCCGATTATGAGTCGGATGCTCTAACCAACTGAGCTATAGGCGCGTAGTGATCCGAACAGGATTCGAACCTGTGACCGTCTGCTTAGAAGGCAGATGCTCTATCCAGCTGAGCTATCGGACCGTAAAAAAAAC